CAGGGTAGAGAGGGAGCACTCCTTGACTAAGATCAGTTGAATGTGATTTCGCTACCGTAGTATGCGGAATGCGAAGTCTCCTCTTCTTCCAGTATCTCCAGAATTCAAGGAGGTGTCTCTGAGTCATACCTGTCGCCTACTAGTGTCACTATTGAATTAAAATAGTGACTGATAATTGGGTCACCCCGACTATCAGCAGAGACATGGTCTCTGTACTGCATAATAGGATCAAAGATCTCTATGTACAGTTCCACAGGTAGGTGGCCATCCTCTCCGAACGTCATTCCAGTCTTTCTAATCCTAGAAGCTAGGATACTTAGTTTCTTTACTAGACTGTTAAGTACAGTCCAACCGGTAGGTTGAGTCCTCTGCGTGAGCAGGGTAGAAAGATCACTTGTCAGGAGTCCGATGGGTTCTTCTTTGTTCTTCCCTATAAGTGTCTTGAAGTATTCTTGGGGTTCCATAGTATCTGCGTTAGAGATAGCCCGGAGCATATGGTCCTTAAGACGTTCAAGAATAAGCACTTGTGGGAGAGAATTGAAGAACTCACCCTCTTCCGTTGAAGCAGGAAGCATGTCCAGATCGGAGTTTCAAAAGACCTTTCCGGAAAACCGGGATTTAAGTTCTTTTGACTTGGCGACTAGTTGTCCCATCCCGTCCGTATAATACATGACGAACAGAACCAGCCTGTAAAGGTGGTCCCCAAATCTTGGGTCTTGCAGTGAAGATCGTATATCTGACAGTTCTCTTCGAGAATATCTTAGGGAACTCCAGACCTCCGTTCAAGACTTATACCCCTTCATTGCACCGTAAACAGTGTAATAAAGGTCAAACTTTCCCCTTATGAGATCATAATATCCCGGGCCGGAGTGGCCCGTGATCCCAGCAAGGAAAAGGGTACAAGTCTCGCTAATAGACAGGTCAGTTGCCCACCCCCTCTCCCTTGAGAGCAGGGTCGCGCTGAGTACAGTGGTAAATTTCTTGTCACTGTATGCCAGGATCGGGAACGGAGTTACCTCCTTCCCATCCTGGTACCATCTCTTAGCAAACTCGTACGTATCTTTCGATACATGAGTCTTAAGCGGTGAGATCTCCACTCCAAGAGTGTTCAGAATGTTCTTATACGCTACGGCGAGACGGTCATCACAGATGACAACATCGTCTCCTAGGATAACATACTTAGACTTGACCGAAATCTTAGCTTGCTTACCTGCCTG